ACCGCATGTGAGGCGATATCGCCAAAACCAGTAAGATTGTCGGGTGAGGAATGTAACGATGGTTCTAGGGGTGTGGAGGTAAGTAGTCTCGGAATGGAGTTTATCTTATGAGTATGCATATGATTCGTGGTGTACAAGTCCACGGTAAGTCTAAACTAAAAAAGAAGCCAGGTTGGAAGAAAGCTGAAGCTGACCATGAAGCCTTTCTTAATAAGATGGGTGTAACTGGCAAGAAATCTGAGTGGAGAGCTGAGATGCCTGACCTTAAGTCAGATCGAGTCTCGCCTCCTACCTCAGATGTCGTGTGTGGTAACGGTACAAAGCGAGATACCGTGAAGTATACTGGCGATGAAATCGCAGGTATCGTTACCACACACAAGTCGAACCTTATGCCAGTGCGTAAGGACAACAAGCAAGCAGCGATTGATGCTGCTCAGATGAGGAGAAACTAATTGGAAATTTTCCTCAAAGATTTAGAAAAAGATGGTCTTACAATTTTTAAGGATATTTTTAATAAAGAAGATATGAGGTCTTTAAATTATGCTTGTAGCACACTTAGACCAAAAGTAGGTAACGTAAGAGATCTTGGATGGTGTAATCACAAAGATGTAGATGAACTAGAAAAAACACATAGTTTATTGACTGACGTTGATTGGTGTTATCACTGGGCGGAAACGCCAGAAGATAATCAGATTATTAGTAATGGAATCCTTCCTGTAATTGCTAGCATATGTGATAAAGTCTTTACTGGTAAAGAATGGGGCTGGCAAGAAACAAATAAATATGTTATGTCCAATTTCAACCATGATCAAGGTGTTGCTCCTCATTTAGATGCGCCGTACCTTTGGCCGCAAAAACTTGACTGTCAAATGGTAAAGTATCTTGATCAAGGAATTCTAAGTTTAACTTTTATGATTCCACTTACCAATTTTACTATAGAGAATGGAGCTACTGCTTATGTTCCTGGAACTCATAAATATATTTGGGACACCTCAATATGGAATGAGTCTAAAGTAACTCATCAACAATTTTTTAGAGATAATTACATTCAGCCTTCTGTTGAGGTTGGAGGTTTCGCATGTTTTTATGGTAACACTATGCACAGTGTTATGGCGAACAAAACAAATGAAGTCCGTCGTGGAATAATTTATAGAGCAATTAGACAAGACGCATTAGATGAAATGGAAAGAATAGGATTAGGCTAAGGAGAAACTAATGGCAATAGACATAACAAGAGATGAGATAGCTGCTAAGCTTAAGCAATCAAGAGCTACAGTTGTTTTTGTAAAAGCTGATGGTACTGATCGTGTAATGTATTGTACTTTGCATAAAGATTATTTACCAGAGACAATTGATATAGAAGAATATATTTCAAATAAACGATCAAACGAAAACGTTCTTGCGGTTTGGGACTTAGAGAAAAAGGATTGGCGAAGCTTCCGTATTGATAGCGTCACATCTATTATCTACACTAAAGTATAAATAGTATTGTCTAAAATAGGAGGACTTGAATGATTGTGCTTTCTACTCTATCAATACAGTGGGCTTTATTCGCAGCCGCCAGTGCTACAGCTTTTATGATAGGAAAGTCTATTACTCAAAATAGTCAAGACCTCATTATTGAACGAACAATAATGTATCTTGTAGACAATAACTTAGTTCGCTGGCAAAAAGATGAAAACGGCGAAATAGAATTATTGCGTTTAGACGAATAACCATTTGAATTTGAACTAAACTTTTTAGTGTACATTCTATCACGTCTGTGGTAGAATAGTATTATATGATGAAGGAGATAACGAATGGCTATTCGTAAAAAACGTAAACCTATGACACCTGAACAACGTGCCGCTGCAGCCGAAAGACTGGCGAAAGCACGTGAAAAACGTATGAGAGAAAATCCACCTCAGTTTAAAAACATCCATCCGAATGCTCTTAATCGTCCAGAGGATGATCCGTTTTATTTCCGTAAAGTTCAAGACTGGATTAAAACTCAAAAAGATCTTTTAGTTGGAGCTCGTAAATCTCTACGTCTCAAAGAGAAAGGTGCTGAGACTCGTGTAGCTCATATTCAAGCTTACATTGCTAATCTACAGAAATACTTGAGCACAGGTGAGTATGTTGACATGTTCTATGGTGAGTATCAGCAACATAAGATCCGCTATCGTTGTGTTGTTCCTGCCTATGATAAAGACGGTAATCAAAAATATTCGTATGGTGTATTCTATCAAGACTTAGGGTATACTTACACAGGACTAGACCCAGAAAAAGAGGAAGCATGATTGAAGCAGAATTCATGAACAAGTCAAAGTTCAGTAAGATTGTAGAAAAACAAGTTGTAGAAAAAAAGCTCGGCTACATTGACGCAGTAGTCGAGGCCTGCAATGCAACAAACATCGATCCAGAGGATGTAAAGAAATTCATCTCTCCTGTTATTAAGGAGAAGATTGAAGCTGAGGCTATGAGATTAAATTTCTTGCCTCGTCAAAATACTTTGTATTTTGAATAAATAGTAGTGTACATTTCAGTGCATATAACTTATAATAATACAGTAACATTTCAGACATACGGAGAAAATACACATGTCTTTTGCAAACTTAAAACGTAACCGTGGTAAAATCGATCAACTCGTAGCTGCTGCAGAAGCAACCGGCTCACAAACTCAGAGTAACAAATACACTGATGATCGTCTATGGAAGCCTACGGTTGACAAACAGAATAATGGTTATGCTGTTATTCGCTTCCTTCCAGCATCGGAAGGTTCAGACTTACCTTGGAACCGTTATTGGGATCATGGCTTTAAAGGCCCAACAGGTAAGTGGTACATCGAAAAATCTCTTACATCAATCGGACAAAACGATCCAGTTGGCGAACTCAATTCTCGTCTATGGAACTCTGGTATTGAGTCAGATAAACAAACTGCTCGTAACCAGAAACGTCGTTTACATTATGTGTCTAACATCTATGTTGTAAGTGATCCAGGTAATCCTGCGAATGAAGGTAAAGTATTCCTATATCAATATGGTAAGAAAATCTTTGACAAGCTTATGGACTCTATGCAGCCAGAGTTTGCTGATGAGGATCCAATTAATCCATTTGATTTTTGGGAAGGTGCTAACTTCAAGTTGAAGATCCGTGATGTTGAAGGTTATCGTAACTATGACAAGTCAGAGTTCGCTTCTCCTTCTCCTTTATCTCAGGACGATGATGAGTTAGAAACGATTTATAACTCAATGCACGATCTTCGTGAGTTTACAGATCCTACTAAGTATAAAACTTATGATGAACTTCAAGCTAAACTACAGTCAGTTCTTGGCGGTGGTGTGATGGGTGGTGCACCTAAGATTGAAGATGAAATTAGTCTAGGTGAAGAAACTCCAGCACCTTCCTTTAAAGAAGCTGCTCCATCAACTACAGCGGAAGAACTATCATCTAACGATGATGATGACACTATGTCATATTTCTCTAAGCTAATTAATGATGACGCTGCTTAATTAAAATGGGTCGGCTACATCTATTGTAGCCGGCATTCCATTAGAGTTAAGTACAGTAGCGTTATTCGTTTGATTAGTTGTTTGACTATTATTCGGTGCAACTAACACTTGACTTTGGAAAGCATTACCAAGCTCAGTAAGCCTCGCTTGCTGGGCTTTCATCATTTCTGCTACTTCGTTATTTAAGCCTTCAATCTTTGCTGCGCTTGTTGTATTGCGATTAGCAATTCTTTCTTCGGCTGCAGCTATTGTTTCCGCTGTACCAACTCCAGCATCAAATCCTGGAATAGTGAATAAAGGATTTCCGGTAATTGGATTTGTAATTACCATCGGATCCAGCTTAAATCTTAAGTTCTTTGCTATAAGAAGATACAGTTGATCACCAAGATTGTTTACAAAGTTAGCTACTGTTTCAAACGCAGCTTTAAATCCATTTACGATTCTTGTTATTTCTAGTGTGAAAGATCCAACAATAATATCTTTCATTAGCATAAAGTTATCACCAACAAAAGATACAGTATTCTTAATGCCATTCCATATTGGATCTACAAGTTCAGTGAACGAGAAGCCTCTTAGAATCTCTGCAGCATTGGTCATGCCAAACTTTTCGAGCAACCAAGCAGGTATTGTAAAGAATAACAAGTCAAATGCTTCGGTGATGCCTTTAATCACACCAAGGAAACCACCTTCAACACCGGCTAATAATTTATCTGAGAATGTTGACATTTCATCTTCAGCCTCACTCGTAAATCCTTTATAGAATCCTGTAACAAAATCAATTACAGTTAATAAGATTTGAGTAAATGGGCGAAGTACTGTTTTCATAATAAACTTAATTGGCTTTAATACCGGTTCTAACACTTTAGCGGCAGAACCAATAAATCCTAATATGCCTTTCCCTGCTACGTCATTAGCTCCATCAGGAAAGTTACCAAGAATGTCTTTTAGTTTTTGAATGAATGAGAAGTCACCTTCACCAATCTTGATTTGTGGTAACTTTGGTAGCTCAAGCTCAATGTTTTTTACAAAGTCAACTGAAGCAGATACAAACTTTGGTGTTGGTATTTCTGGCATTTTAATATCAATTTTATCAATAGCATCTCCAGCCGCAGTAACAAATCTTGGAGTTGGAATCTCAGGAATTTTTAATTTAATCTGATCAACCATATCACCAGCAGAGTTAACAAATCTGCTGATCGGTTGCTTAATTTTTATATCAATGAAGTCAGTGAAAGCTTTACCAACACTATCAATAAATCTAGTTGTCGGCTGCGTAATTTTTATATCTAAGAAATTTTTACCAGCTTCTAGTAATTCCCCAGCCGCAGTAACAAACCTTGGAGTCGGAATCTCGGGCAATTTAATTTTACCAAGGCTTCCA